CACGCACCCACGTGCGCCAAGTGACCAAATTCTCGTTCCAAGCGAATATTTCGCTACTGTACAAAAAGATGGGCCTATCCTGTGGCTACGATCATGGCAGTAATGGGCGTGGACTTGACCCCACAAACCATGGCCAGGATATTGCAAGTTGCTCAGTTGGGTATCAACTATTTTAAGGAGGACCATGCACACCACACTCTACAAATCCCGCGCCGAGGCCTTAGCCGGTGAATTCGAGACGAGCTGGGGGTATTATCCAGACAAACACATCTGGATCGTGGCCGATTCGATCAGCTTGCGGCTCATGGGCTGTATTGAGGGGCCTTTAGCTGTCCTGGACTTTATTGCTAGGGAGAGGGGGGAGTGATGACCTTGTAGGTTAAATCGGTAATACTTCTTGGGCCAGCCGTTTGACAGCAATTTCGCAATATTTCTCTTCGATTTCGATCCCAATACACTTCCGCCCTAGATCCTTGGCAGCCCTCAACGTCGTCCCGCTGCCCATGAAGGGGTCGAGGATGGTGCCGCCCACATTGCAAGCAATGAGTTTTCCCATTAGCGATTCTGGCTTTTCTGTAGGGTGTAAATCATTTCCAGTTCGATCTGCAGTGAGCACATCGGGGATTCGCTTAATAAACTCATGGTTATCCTTGGCGTAAAAGCAGCAGGCCTCCCATTGTCTACCGTGCTCATGCTTCAAGTCACCCATCGACCAGTTATTCTTAACCCATACGAGCACACTTTTAGGTATTGGCATCATCGCGAGATTATTCCATCGGCAGAAGACATATGCTGCGCAATTGGCTCGTTCAATCGCCATCTCGATCAAGTCAAGCGGCAATACATCGTCATTGTAAATCTTTAAGTGCTTTATATATCTATTATTAGATACAAATTGCATCCCATACGGCGGATCAGTCAGCACGAGATCCACCTTCGGCAAGTGTGGCATGATGTCACGGCAATCAGCATTGTAGATCACGATCCCGCTTCCATCGTCATAGTACGGCGTCGGTAAGCTCATTTCGTCCCCCAGAGCACTGCTAACGTTATCCCCGCTGCTGAAATCCAATACATACAGCGCGGCCAGTTCCCTTCCGCTCCACTCACAATTGACGTGAGTAAGTAGAAGCCAATCAAGAAGATCATCATCCCAGTACTGGTCATGTCTCCCTCACTGGATCGCCAGGATACGGCGAATATCCTGCGGCTTCAGCACACCTTGGTCAAAGATCCGCTCTAAGGCCACGCTTGACCGTTTCGCGGCCTGCTCATTCTCCTCAGCCTCTCGCGTCATGCCATTACTACGCATCAACACCGCCGCTTTCTCAGCCATCACCGAGACCGAGCGCAGCACAATCGCGTCGTATAACTCCCTTCCGAATTCATCAAGTGTCATCGCGGCTCCTCCCTTGGGCTGATCAGGACTCACCCCACTGCGCCGATAATAGGCCGTCCCAGCTTGACACCACTGACACACCGGCAAGGTGGCTGATTGTCTGCCGGCTCGGCATCGAATCACCACGGTACACCCTGCCGTTGAGCAGGTTTGGTCAAGCCAATCGGTGGCGACCACGAGTGCCCGTTGGTCCTCCTCATACTCGTCGTGGATTGGTTGGATCGCCATACAGTTTCCTCCATTGTCCGCGAGCGATTGGATCTTCAGGTCCAGGGAACGGGGGAATCGGGGCATGGTTGGTCCGTCCATTCCCGTTTTGCATCGGCTGCTCGATCTTGTTCAGCCAGTTCAGCACAAACTGGCGCGTCTTCTTTCGCCGTTTATTCTTCGAGAGGGCGAGCCACGCATCCATCTTCCCGTTTTCCACAGCCAGGTCGATATGCTGATAAGCTGGATTGGCTCCTAGCGAACTCCAGAAATCCTCACTAACGACGGAGGCCCGCAAGGGCTGCATCGGCACTCTACTCTTCTCTGTCTCTGTCTCTGTCTCTGTCTCTGTCTCTTCTCTGTCTCTTCTCTGAGAGATAGTTTCACGATAGACTGTTGATTCAGAGGCGATAAGGAAACCGGCCTTATATAGCGGCTTTAGGTCTAGTTCTGAAACTTTTATGGCGAGTCGGTGACTGATCCATGAATGGTCATTGAAGACCTTGTTACACCCTTCTGAAGCCAACATGAGGAGCCCGATGTACACATATTTCGCTGTGGTCGGCAGGTTAATGAAGTCTCGATCAGAGAGTGTTGAGCGGTAGAGTTTGATCCAGGGAGGGTTTGACTTCTTGAAGTGCTGATACTTCTCGAAGTTCTTGATTGAGAGGAATTTCTGCGGCATAGACACCTCAAAAAAGAAGGGCTCTTGAGACCCGCTAGAATCTCAAAAGCCCTTCACGTTGCGACTACTCACTTACATGAATAGCCGGAACAGCGTGCCTGCTAGCGGACAGGCTTGCACAATTTTCTGCCATTCTACGCGATCACCCACAAAAGTCAAGGCCTCATCAGATGCGCCCGCACCTTCTCAAGGTCCGCGTAAGTCTCCTCAAGGCGCGGCTTCACCTCGGGATTTTTGAGGAAATACAACTGAAAACACTTCCCACACAAGGAATTCGGCATCTTTTTTGCACTGTAACGAGGATGGCTCTTACACCAATCAGACATCACACCGCCTCCTTCTTCTTGCGTTCACGCTTCTTCGCTTGCCGACGATTCTGCTGCTTTGCCCGGCACACATCGCATTTAGTCAGGTACTGCACGGCCCTGCTTCGGAAGCCTGTTACCGCCATGCAGGGCCGTCCACAGCCTTGCTGGCATTTTGGTGGTGCATCACGCGGTAAGCCGTCTTTCCGGTAGACTGTGATGTGCGGCCTATCGCCGCATTGCAGGCAATAGTTGTACCACGCACTAATGTGCTCATCATACGCTTCCAGAACATTCCCACGGCATCGCGTACAGATTGTCATGTTACTCTGGCCTCCCGGCTAACCCGCAATAGCCACGGCGCTGCGTTTCTTGCCGCTCTGGAAATTCAATAGCCCACCGCCACGCCGCACACTTCGATGCAATGCAATTCTCATGGGCATCCGCCCCCATCGTCTGCCAGCAGACCAGCTTTTTCATTTCCGCTTCCGTTTTGTACATACAACCTCCTTTCAGATCATTACGGCCACTCTCTCACGCGCAGATCCATTGGCCATTCCTGTGGATTGCCGCCTTTCTTGTCTTGGCAATGAATAAATCCACAGTCGTCCATAACAGCCACGGCACTGTCGAACGCCCCCCATTCCTCAGCATCTAGTGAACCTTCTACGCCATATGGCAGACTACCGAGTTGCTTTACAAAGCACGGCACAACAGCTCTTTGACATTGCCGCACGATCGACCGAATCCACGCTACGTCACACGGCCTTGACTTTGGCCCAGACTCACCGCCCACGATCACCCAATCAAGAGCGTTTGTACCTTCCGGGCAGCAATCGAGCGCATCGGCTGGTAGATTCTTCCTTGATCGCGTGCCACATCCACGACAGGTCAAACCCGTGAGATTCACCGGGCTCAGCAATGGCTCAACGCTAACGAACCGTACTGCTGCTGGCACCTGCAAGAGAATCGGTATACGCTCGTCCGTTGTGTGCTGGTCCTCCACCGAAACACCGAGCCAGACGTTTGGAAGAATAGCGCCCCATCCAGACCGGAAAATTGTTCCATCCGCTTTCCAGCTGTTCAGCGTCCTCCTCATGCGTGTCGGTCTTTTCGTGAGCACTTGGAATATGTGATTTTTAGCTTGTCCCATTGTCCAGAAAATAGACCGTAGAAAAGTCTCTGGCACATCCTCATGAAACAAATCCGACAAGCTATTGACGAACACTCGCCTCGGCTTCTTCCAGTGCAATGGCGCATCCAGCCGATCAGAATGCAGCTGCACCGGATCGCCCATCTTCCGGCCTGCCATGCGAAAGGGCGGCGTCCGCTCGATATAGCAGTTGCGACAGCCCTCGCTCACCCGCGAGCAGCCTGTCGTTGGGTTCCAGGTAGCATCAGTCCATTGAATTTTTGTCATCACTTAGTCCTCAACGGTTTCACCCGTTCCGCCTCCAGCCGCCGCACAAACGCCTTCGCTAGTTTCGATTGTGCTGCCTTCCAGGGTTTCTGCTGCACGGTTTTCCAGTTACGCAGCGGAATGCCTTTCTTGTTTACCATTTCTCCACTGGTATGGTCCGGCCAGCTACGGCTCATTGCTCCTCCCCCCACGTCCTATACAGCACCCAGCCCAGCCCCAATGCCGCGATCGCTATGATGATGCTCATGATTCAAACGCCTCCTCTAACTGATCTTTCCATTTCAAGAACAACTGCCGCACATCCCCCATATGCTCAAGGCCGCCCGGCGTTTCACACTCACCCGACTCAAACTTCTCGGCTATTTCTACTATTTCATTGATGATCTTCATCCGTGCATCCATGTGCCTTCCTCTCAACTGGTTCTGCAATCGGTTCGCTGGACCATTCTGTATTCCTGTTAACAAAAGCGACTTTTGTATTATCAATATCAAGATGAGCCCGATGACAGCCTTTCTCTAGGCTCATTGGCTCCTCCGTTTGAGTTGGTCGAGAATGTTCCGCTTTGTTTTCTGCACAGCAATCCGCAATGCTTCGCTGGCCACTTCGCGACTAGACTTGATCGCGTCCCACATTTCTAACGGCATCACGCCAGGCAACTCAGGTTCATTCTTCACAATCCGCACAGCCGCCCGATGTTCTCGACGGAGGAGCTTCACTGCATCAACATCGCGGATCCATCCATTGTCACTCTCAATATCTCCCTCTACCATGCGCTCCCATCGATCCGGTTGCTTCGTTGTCTTGGACATCACCGCCCTCCTGTCGCCAACTTCCATCCATACAATTTCACCGCCTACCACCGTCCCTGCTGCACGTCTTTGTTCCTAGAAAATGTTTTCCACAGTAGCGCGGATTGAAAATCCTCCGTAATTACCGTTGTGCTGATTATGGTTTGACACAGTAAACGAACCTTTCGATGTTTTGACGTGCATAAATTCAACCTCATGTTCATAACCGCACGCATCTTCTGCAACTGCAGGGACGTTCTCAATCGTAAGATCTATGAGCGTGGCCCCAATAAAGTTTTCTAATTTGTCGTCGCAAACCATATACCTCGACTCACAGCACACCGCCTCAGATTCCTGCACAATCAATGCATGGCCCTTAAACTGAATCCGCAACTGATCATTTTCTAAGCTTATCGCGACAATCTTTTTGCCCTGCGATTTTTGCAAAGCCTCACCTAATTGTCCCATCATTTCCCCTTCCCGACTATCCCCGCCCACACCTTGACCCACTTGTCCCGTACTTTACCAGGAATGATCCCCTCGTCCTGATATTGCTCCCGCACGCGCTGCTCGGCTTTGGTCGCTTCGTGCGCAAGCTCCGTGATGCTGGCCACTTCCTCATCGACCTTACTCACCGCTTTGCTCACAGCCTGGGCCTTGACTTGCGCTTGGAGTTGGGCTCGTGCTCGGGTAAGGATGCGATTCTGGTCCTGGCTGAGCGCCACCCGTGCCTGCAGAAACTCCGCAATGCGATCTTGCTGCTGAATCTTTTCCTCGTACCGATTGATGGTGTCGTCGTAGGTCGCCTTGATCGTCTCACAGCGCATCTGCGCATCACGATCATACGCCAGCGCAAACAACACCGCTGAAATGAGTGCCCCAAACAGGACGCAAATACTGCCAATACTAATAAGCGTGCGTAGTTTCATGATGTTACTCCTTCTTCTGGAATCTGTTTCCACATATACCCATTCCATTTGTATGCATCATGGCCTTTACCGCGGTACACAAAAACATATTCTTTATCTTTCAGCTTCGTGATCTTGTTCCAATGGTCTGCGACGGCCATTTCTGGTGTTTCTCCGTTGCCATAGCGCCCCTTCTGGAAATCACCGGACTTCACGGTCAAGCTACTCGCCGACACGTACCAATCCCCCGGCTTACGCATGCGCAAAGAATGCTCGCAGAGTGATTGGCATGCGGCTAACTGTTGTTCCCACGTCATGGCGTCTCCTTTTCTTTCTTGTTAGGTTCCAGTAATGCTTCAAGCACAGCAGACAAAACCATCAACGCGAGAAAGAGGCCGACAAACGATTGCAACGAGACCCCAAAGACTCCGAGCCATATAGCGATGCAAATAATAACAATCACGCCAGCCCCACAATCACCGCGAGCGTGTAGATCACGATACTGGCACTCACCAGCCACGCCACCAGCCCAGCAACACGCCACCAGTTCACCGTCGGGCGATGTTCCATCATGGCGATCTGGGCCATGAGCCGGGCATGCATCAGGGAATCTGCTACCGGGACATTCACACGATGATATTTCATTTGGTCCTCCCTTTGAGACGAGGGGGTTGGATTGGCTACCAACTCTCGGCTATTCCGAAACGGTACGACATGGCCTTGATCAGCACCGCCCGGCGAGTCGCGCTCAATCGCGCCTCCTCCCACGCCGCCCCTCGTCAAGCCACGCCGCCCGACTCATTGGCTCGATCACCTTCATCAGCGATTTGCGTCTCTTTGTTGTGCCAGAGTCTTAACGCATCACCGTGCACCCAGCATCTAGCCAGCACCGACACGGCGCATCCATACATAAATCCGGTGATCCCATCCGTATCGGCGGTATGCGATGTTTCATCCGCACACTCATCCACGGTTGCACCGTGCGCGAGTCGCGCTTCCATAAGATCGGCCCATGCCTGGGCAAAGCGAATCACACGGCTTCCGCATGGGCCCGTATTCTTTGTGACCCAGCCGTCATATGTCGCCCGATCTTTAACTTGCATGCTTAGCCCTCCTTCATCCATAATCCCCTGCTGCCCATCGACATCAATTACCGCCGCCACTTGACGCAGTTTCCCCGCCACCGCTTGCGACACTTCGGTTCTTCGGCAGGTGGCTGCCCACCGCGCAGCTGTGTGATGCCATTGAGAAACACCTGCCATGCCGGACGCGCTGAACCGTCTGTCCACCTCAGCATTCCGATGGTGCCCCACACCTCGGCAAATTGGTTGGCCAGCTCCTCATGACCCTCATCTCGAAGCTCTTGCACGATCCAGCTTGAGAGTTCCGGCGACCAGTCGATAAGCTGGAATGCAAACGCCATACGGATCTGAGGCCGTGCCGCAATTTGATTGACTAGCTCGGTATAAAATGCCGTCTGGTTGCTCTGTGTCGCGCCCACCAGGCTCGGTGTGTTGCCAGCCGGACACCCCACTTCCTGCAAAATCACAAACCGGCTCATCGCAGCCGAGACCATGGCATCAATCTCCGCGCTCATTACGTTGGTGCCCTGCACGCGGAAATCATTGCCAAGGCAGTAATAATTGAAGATTGCCACGTCACCTTGATTGATAATCGGCGTGATGGCTCCGCGCCGTCCACGCTCCAGGCTGATTTGTGTCAGTGTCATGCCCACCGCCATGTTGGGGTAGGCAGACTGCAAGGTTGGCCGCACGCTGTAAAGAAACTCCACGAGTTGCTGTGTCCAGGCCCGCCCATCCGTCGATTGCCAGTCCAACCCATCAAATACATTGTCCGGCTCGTTCCCAACACTGAACGCTACCACGTTGCGTCCAGCCATCACCGGCAACATCTGTTGCAGCACAATCTGATAGCGATTGATCACCGACCAATGATTGGGCGGCAAGGTGCGCAAGTCGCTCGGGCGATGTTCCGGCGCGGTCCCATCCAACAAGATCAAAATCGCGTGGTCTGATGGGATCTCCCCCATCATGCCCACAAACCGCTCGATCGTGTAGGTCGTCGGCGATGGTTCTAGATCATTCCAATCAATCTGGATGCGGCTAATTTTCATCCCCTTGTTCAACGCCTGTTGCCGAGCCGCGTCCACCGCAGCGAGTTGCTGTGGATTCATGCCCGGCGTTAAGGGCGGAGCTGGGTGCCGCTCAAACGTTTCGAGCATGCCCAAATGTTTCCCCTGTGGCAACATCGGCAACTCCCACGGCGCGGCAAATGCCGTGACTGACCAGAGTACGAGTAGTGCTGTCATGATCCCGACGAAACGAACACTATACAATTGCATTAGGTCCTCCTTAGTTTGTAGCATGCCTCTTTAGCTACAGTTAACCCCGACCACGAACGCGACCCCGACCCTGACCACGACCCCGACCACGACCCTGACCACGACCATGAACGCGATCGCGAACGCGACCACGAACGCGAACGCGACCGCGAACGCGATCCCGAACGCGAACGCGACCCCGAACGCGACCGATGTGTACACTTCAAACCTCGCATCACTTCAGCACACCAAAACTCTCCACCGCCGCACAGTTCACACGCCAATCGTGCGGGAGTCGTTGTGCATCCTGCCAGGTATTATCACACAGCTCGCCAGTCTCGTAGACGATCGATGCCTCTGTCAGGAGCACCCACGTCTTGTTCACGCCAATCAATTTCCCGGTATATATGTAATTCATGCAAAACAATGTCAGACGCTCTCCGATTAGTTGCTCAAATACATTTGTACCATCATCGACAACCAACCTCTTCATATTGCCTCCATCCTTGGTTTATCGACACTGCCCATTGATCCCCGATATCCGATTGACCATGCGCCCGATCCACCACAACGCCGCCAGAACCGGCAGAACGACGATACCGATGCACAAGAGATAGTCCATTATGACCTCTCCGCTCCTTTCAGTGTGGCAATCACGATGCGACACAATGGCCGCCTCGCATCTATCGGGTACGTCGTCCACTGTACACACTTGACCTGAGCATCATCCTCAACGGTCCCAATCTTCTCTATTAGATGACACAATGCATCAAGTAAACCTGGCACATCTCGCCTAATGTTGTCTCCAGGTGTGTAATCAACGGTCATGGACACCGGCCCTTTAAAAACCGGCGTGTTTCCCACCTGAGACATTGCCTCGTCACGCCATTTCTTAAACCGCTTATTGGGGTACCGATGCCCATTGCGGGTGATCTGCACAGCGTTTTTCCCACTCGGGATCTGCATCCGCAAGGTGAAGATGAACGGCATATCAAGATGTATCGTCTTCTTTACAACCACCAGTTCATCTGGTATCTCAATGGTGCGTCCGCCGGTTCGTGCCTTCATTTCTTCCCCACCGCCTTTATGACCTCAGAATACGCCGTGTAAACCTCTTGCTTCAGTTCATCGGGGCAGCTCTTGTAAATCTCGTTGACCTGTGCTGATGTCCCGCCCTTGCGTTTCACCTCGGCCAGCCGATTGAACCACGGTTGCGCCGGACTTTCAGGCTCGGGCGAAGGGCCAGAGTCGCTATTGCTGGCTTGCGGGGAGACGGCATGCTCGGCGTGAGGCTGAGCAGATCCAGCACCCTGCGACTCTGGCGTGATCCCTTTCGCCCACTGCGCTAATCGCGCACCAACCTGCTCGTCCAGCACTGCCTCAAGGCTCACGAATGGACGCACCGCGCCAGGGAGCTTGATCGGCTTGGGAAAGCCTGGCTTGTCCGGTGTTAACAGGAACGAGGCCGTCAGCTCATACAGCATGTTTTTCTCGCATATCGGTATCCAATCGCTAAACCCGCTCGCTATCGTCTTAGGTACGATCTCAAGCTTGCCGTCCATCCGTTTCATCTCGACTTTTTGCTCGGCACGGAAGCACAGGATCAGATGTGCCCTGACTTGCAGGAGTCGTGTGACGAAACGCTTATGATCACCCTTTGGCTTAATCCACGCTGCCATATTGCAGGAATCCCGGCGCTTCCAGTCCTGCCCAGCCATCCTATCCAACTCCTCTTCGTGCCAGTCAAGGAGTCCACCGTCTCCCGCATGTTCATGGCTACACGAGTCCACCACGATTACCGGATATTTTGCCTCATCCGCTGCCTTGATCGCATCGGCATAGGCAGACGGCCTGAATGGTGCCGAGAGGTCCGCATGGTCGAACGTAAAGCTATCGGCGTAATGCTTCCCCCGTCCACTCTCGGTATCGATGAAGGCAAACGGCTTGCCACCAGACAGCCCTTTCGCCAGTCGCAAGGCGGACAATGTTTTCCCCCCGCCAGATGCACCAGCGAGCCCAATAATCAACCCAATGTTTTCCCGCACGGCTCGCCTGAATGTGATGCTCATCAGACAACATCCTCCGCATTAATAGGGTGTAGGTACTCATCCCAGCCGATTGACGCATAGGCTGGAGGATCTAAATAGGCCACTTGTGTCGTGTAGGTTGGCCAATGGTTCTCACGCAAGCAGCCTTTCCATGTCATCATGGCCCGCTTAATCTTCTGATAGGCTAATTGCTGCCATTGTGGGCTTAGGCTCACGAATGACAAGGCATAGGGCGGCTCAATCTCCTGCACCACGAAGACAAAGGCCACCCGCGCCCCCTCGTTCAATCCTAATGCCTCGACCCCCATCATGCCCAGTTCGGCCTGGATGTCGTAGCCCTGCTGGATGATGGTCCGCATGAATGCTTGCGGGTGCGCCGATCCTGCCACGGTCTTGTAGTCAAACAAGATCCGCCAGTCTGGCGTGGCCTTGTCCGGCCTGGACCGACACCACACGCCTCCGTGCTGCCAGAGCAAGGTCTGTTCAGGGATTGCCTCACGCCAATCCTCGGCAAACTCACTCGTTGCGATCTGCGCTTTGGCCGTCACTACCATCTCTTGAATACCGAAATAATCCTTGCTCAAGATCGGCAACTTGCCGAGGGCCCGCGCTTCGTCACGCTGCTCCTTCGCTTCCTTCTTCCGCCAATCATCCGCCTCGATCACCACCACCCTGCTGGAATCGTTCTCCAAGAGAAGCGCATGTGCGATCGTTCCAACATCTAACCGGCTCGACTCATCAGCCTCATAATTCGCGTTCAATCTCGGATGGCCGTAGCACACATGGCGCGGACTCTGTGAGATCAATGTATGCACGGCCCAAGCGTTCAATGATGGTTCTGGCGCTGGGTCTGCAATGTACGCACGTAATGGGATCACGTGGACGCCTTCAGTGAGCATTATTCCTCCTGCTCCTCGTTGCCATGTCAAGCCTTCTTCCGCTCTTCTTCCGCTCAATGATAAACACCGGTCCGTTGTGCGGACCATCGGTGAAGGTAAGCCGATCCCCTTTCGCGAGTCCTACATAATCCTCGCCATCCATATGTTTGTATTTCGCCGTCACGTCCTCCCATTCCTCCGGTGGAGCACAGAGGCGGTATTCTGATTTTGGGAGGAGATGGGATGGCACAACGGAACCGCTTCCGCATACACACCATTCACGATCTGCATCCACCTGGCAACCAGGATACATCCATCCAGGCTGTTCAGTGCCAGACCATACCATCCACTTCTCCCCCTTCCCTGACATATGCTGCACCCATTGCTTCTCATTCATGAGTCCCCTCCTTTACCGCGACAGCCCGATCCACGCCAGGATCAGCCGCCGCACCACTTCGCTCTTTGATACCATCAGCTCCTTTGATACTTGTGCAATATGTGCGTACGCCGCTGGTTGCAACCGAATGCCGAGATAGGCTTGCTTATTTCGTTTGCGTGTCTGTTTCATGGTGTCGTTATACTCCTCCCTCAATATCCTGTCAAGTGAAATGTCAAACAAATATTGCGCATACGCTCAGGAATCACTATAATAGTGCATACATATATAACAGGAGGCACATCATGGACGAAAGCGCATTCGGATTCCCTAAGAACTTGCATGATCGGCTCATGGAGATCCACTTAGCCCACCAAGCCGCCATGGAGGAGATTGAGCGACGCTACGCGGGACGGCTGCAAGAGTTAGAGCGGCTACGGAACGTCCCTGCCAGCACATTGATTGAGATTGAGGATCTTGAGCGCATGTGGAACGCGCCCACCATGGAGGAATTATGAGCCTGCCGGATGAGCTACTAGACGAACCGGACATGCCATACTGTGCGACGCACGATCTCTGGTTTCGTAGCAGGCTATGCCCAGAATGCTACCGTGACGAGGAAGACGTACGGGCAGAGTGGAAGATCGAAAAAGATCAGCTAGATTGATAACTAGGGGGCATCCTGCGGCACCCCCTTCCGAAAGGTCTCTTGGAGTTGGTATTGACTCCAGGCATGCTCAGACATCGTGCGATGATTGATCAGTGTGTGTCCGAGTCGGCTGGTAAGTTCGGCGATACGTTTCGTGAATGCAGCGCAGGTAACGGAGCTAGGTCCTGATAGGTCGCCGCGCTGTCCGGCTTCGAGTACGTCGGGCACACGATGATAGGGGATTTCATTGAGCACGCGGGTAAGATTGTCCACAGTATCGACATCACCCCAAGACACAAAGCACGGCTCGTGATAGGGAACCAGTTTCTCGACTTCAACAATTTGCGTTTCATGGATCACCTCAGGTGGCTGGTTTTTGGCAATGGCAATGTCGGTCCGTAGCTTCTTGATTTGGGCTTCGCGATCCGCGAGGACCCGGCGGGTCTTGGCGTCGAAGTCTTGCTTTTCGGCCATTTGCCTCTTGAGAATGTCGATGGTGGATTCATATTCCGCCCTCTCGATGGCCTTCACTCTCTCATGCTGTTCCGCAACTTCCTCGGCTTGCTCCTGCCTGATTTCTTCACGGCCTTGATCTCGGATGCTCTCCTTGTAGAGATACCATCCTCCAATCACGAGACCAGCCATCAGGATCGGCCCACCTATTTTCAGTGCCAAAGGAATTGCGGGAAGCATAGTGCTACTCCTTCACCGGTTGTGCTTTCGCCAGCAAATCGGTCTTCTGTCCACTGGAATGCGTCGTTCCCACCCAAAACATCACACAGGCCGTTGTGAGTCCGGAGAGTTGCCCCAGCATATACACCAGCGTTTCTTTATTACCGGCAGGGATTTCGAATAGATAGAGCATCACAACCGAGGCCATGAAGCTTACCGTCATCGCGACGGTGAGGACACCAATAAACCAGAGCATGCGCTTTACGCTGGGCTTGTCAGTGAGTAGCTGTAGTTCGCTCATCGTGTCTCATGCTCCTGCTTGTATCGGAGTAGTTGCCGAAACCGTTCAGGCATCCGCACAACCTCAGAGAGTTTTTCTTTTTCCTTGGGCGTTGCGAAAAACAAGAGATAGTTCTGCTCCTCTTGGAGCTGCGATTGTCCTTTCATGACTTCGGTTTGGGCCTCGATCGCGATCTTCATCTCGCGGTGCTCGGTTGCGGTATCGACTCGGTGCTCTTTTAGGGCGCCGGTCAATGCCCGCTCCGTCCCGTTGCTCACGCTGTCCCAGAGCATCCAGGAGACAAAGATCGCAAGTGCCAAGACAATGATAATCATCACGGTATAACTTCCACGGATAGTCAGTGTTTTCCCACCAACGCCGAGTGCAAGTTCATCGGTATCGGGGTTTGTCTCGCCCTGTGTGGTCATACCTTATTTCCCCTTCGTGGTGCTACTGGCTGGTTGGCCAGGTCGCCTCCTACATTCATGCTGCACGTGGTTATGCATATCGTCATGCTGCAGCATCCTGCCACATTTGGCGCATTGATAGCGTTTCATTGCTCTATACCTCGTGTGATTGTGTCAAAGATACCGGCTGAATGCACCTCAGCCCGTCGATCTTGAGTTTCCACCCAGGCTCTTCATAGTGGCCCAGATCGCCTTTGAGATATGCGCCAGTGGTATCACCGAGCGGATCTAGCCCGACTTTCCAGGCAATCTCAAACAGCGCCGTCCAAAACTCCATTGCGACATCCCAGTCGGCTGAGCCGTCTGTGTTGAGTGGGATGACATCCACGGCCATCGAGGCTGGGCGTCCCTCCCGTGTCACGACGTTGTGCGCGCTGAGACCTGGCAGGGCATTGGTCACCACGGATAACGCATCGACCACCATCCAGGTTGCCGTCTCACGATCAAATTCCCGGCCCTTTTGATAGAGCAACTGCTGGGCTTGTGAGGAGCGATATCCATGCACAATGAGCAGGTGCCGTCCCAATTCCTGCTCGCAGCGTTTGACCAGTGAGAGTACGGACTGTTGAATGACTGGATGACATTGCTCGACCCGTTCAAGCCGTTGATTCATACGCCACCTCCTCCTGCAATAACCGGAGCTGTCGCTTGCATTCTTGCCAGAGCACATCGTGCCGTATGCGCTCTGTCCTTTCAGCCTGCTGGGCTCGATTGGCCGCGATGACCGCATCAAGGCGATTGCCGCAATTAATGCAGACCCACATATACAACCCTTTCAGCCACCCCCGAGACACGTCCGGCCAATCCCGCTGCCAGCACGGGCGCTCCACCATCAGCCCATCACATCGGCCACAGCACATCGCGCATTGCCTATACCGGAATTTGCGTCCAAAACCCTTCCCATCGCAATTCCGCAGCCGAAAACGTGAGATCGAGTACGGACGCTTGGTTAGCTGTAGAGGCTAAGCTGCCTGACACTTTCGCCCCTGAGGGAACCGCAACCGTCCTCCCGCCAGTTCCATCCTGCACAAATCTGATACGCACATGGGAACCAGTGAATGGGTTATTCATATCCAGGGTTGTGACATTGCCGGTCAACGCTGACACTTCCCAATACTCCGACAACAGCGGCGCTATGAACACCGTTGCTCCAAAGTTGGTTGCAGCCATTCTGCGCCGAAATTCTCCGCCTAAATGGTACCAATCGGTCCCATTGGTGACCAAGGTCACCCCTTGTCTAGCATTCACTATCGGGGCATTTGTTATTTGATTGAGGGCTTCCGAACCGGCAAAGTCGATCGTCACAGTATTGTCCAGTGTATTTCCGTTAAAGATGCCAACGGAAAACCCATTTCCTAATGTCGTGGCGGCCGGAACTGTCACCGTGAAGCTGGCAGTGCATAGAATTATTGATCCATGATGTTCTGGTCCAATGGTAAAACCAGAGCTCTTGGTCACCACCGGCATTTGCAGTGGAGCTGGGCTCCGATCTACTTCGTGCCAGTCTGTTCCGCGCCGCTGCAGCAGCACCCATCGCTTGGTATCATCTAACACGGCATCAGCCGAACGGCTCAAGAACATCTGTCCACTGCCGGTTGCAGCGTGCTTGAGCGTCACCACGCGAGCCGCGTTCGCGTTACGGAGTAGAATGCATGCATTGTCAGGATAGTTTGTCTGGACAATCGTGGTCAGGTCATCCGCTGCCGCAGCAGACTCAGTATCGACAACGATGATGCCGCCTGCCCCTGCAGGAGTAATCGAGCCGCCGGCAATCGTTGCAGCCAGCTCCACTGAGGCTGCACCTGGCACCTGTCGGAGTGATGCTATTACTGACTCCAGATCTGCCTTGACCTCACCTTCAGTGCGAAGTGAATCGGAAATGTGTCCTGCTGCGGGAATCGTTGCCATACTCTACCCTCCTAATATCCGTGGACCACCACATCTACAACCCCGGTCGTGGCTACATCGCTTGACGTAAACACCTGGATCAACGGCCCGGCCAATGATTTGTCCATGACCTTCGCGTAGGCTGAGACCCCACCATCATCCTCCAATGTGAGCCGCGCTGATACAATCTGACGATAGCTGCCAGTCAGGGCCAAACGTGAGCCCGCCGCACTAATCGGCACATCCTCAAGGATTTCCACCAAGTCCGGTACATCATAGACCACTGAGAGCTGTTGCAAAACGGCTTGCACTGGCCCAGCATGGCCGGTAATACGTATCCGGTAAGGCTGTGTTTTTAGGTGATCCAATTGACCAGGCCATTGCGTATATCCACCGAGCGGACTCCACATGATGGCGCTGTCCGTGCTCCACATTGGCGTGCTGAGATTGGCATCCCACATGAGCTCCGATGATTCAGGGAGATATTCGATCGACCATTCGCCCTGCATGGTGAGTGGGAGTTTCAGCATGGCGTCTAGAAGATCCGGAGTTGGCTGAATCGTAAACTCATAGGTCATCTCATCGTAGGCTGCAGTCCACATCAAGGCATTGAGGTTTGCACTCCACATCGGCGCGGTATCAACCGTCCAAAAAGCCGTGCTGGACGTAGCCCGTAAATCCCCACCAATCACCTGGCCGCCAGTCGTCACGCCGGGCCAGCCCAGCGTCCGGTAGTTTGTGTCCACCACGATGTTTTCTGTCTCGGCTGCATCAAAGGTAACCGTCACGGCCTTTGCGGCCACGCTCTCATTGCCATATTGATCAACGGCTTTGACCAGATAGGTCTGGATACCAGAGCGCCGAAAGATTTGCAGATCCGTCCCGAGTATCACGTTCGTGTGGGCAGGCGTAGCGGACTCCCAGGCTTTGGATGTCCCGGGCCTAAACCGCACGATAAACCCTGCGAGATCCCTCGGGGGGTTCGGATAATTCCACCTGAGCCGGTCACCTTCGAGAACCAGAGTTGGCACGTCAGGAGGAAAGATAGATGTTCGAATAATCTCTGCGACTGGTGCTATCGCAAGACTGCTTTCAATGCCCGCGCCTGAGACGCTTGTGACTGCTACGCGCACCAACTCGCCAGGCACCGCATCGCTAATGGCTAGCGATCCATTGGTTGACTCACCGATCAACACAGGAATCCCACTGTCTGTGCGGTAGACACGCCCTGCCTTGAAATGGGGAGACCCTGGAGGAGACCAAGACACCCAAATAGATTGCGAAAGATCGATCTGTTCCAGCATGATCAGGTCTTTGACATTGCCCGGCGGCCCCGTGAGACTCCCGAGTGCACTGTACTGTACCTGGTTGGTCTCGAGACCGTCACTATCGTCGTACACGCTGGGAGAGTACTCAACGGCTGTAATACGTGCATCGAGGTCTTGTGTCCGCTCAATGGAAATGATTCGGAATGGTTTCGTGCTAATCAACACCTCGCCGAATGCCCACACCTCATGCCGCGCGGGAGTGGCCGCCCATGCTCCACTAATCGTCAGCACGGAGACATCGCCCGGCCCCGTCGTGACCGGCTTGATCTCAACGGTGTCATCGGCATGTCGGACCAGCACCTCGTAGGCTATCCCTGATGCAATCGTGACCGTATGATCCAGCACGATGGTTGTAGCCGTTGAGCCAGGCAGCACACGCCCGCCATAGCCCCATTGAGGAACGTCATGCTGGAATCGGAACACATCACCAGGCTCGCAATTAATCGCATCCAGCGCCGCCTCAAATGTAATCGTGCGGGTGATATATTGGTTGACCCGTCGGTTAAATCTCGCCAGTCGTGCCGCGTGCGAACTTCGCGTGATCCCGTAGCCGCTGACCGTCTTTCGTCGTGGCTGATCATTGTTGGTGATCAATAGCGGATCTTCCAGGACCACAACGTCCTGCGCGTACCCATCGCTGGCGTTGAGAAATTGCACCTCAAAAATGTTCGCCCGCTCTTTGAGTGGCAGGAAAATCTCTTCGAACGTATCCCGCTTAATCGTTGCCATCGTGAAGAGTTGGACCGGCGCTGATGCTCGTTCGATCTTGATTCGTATGTAGGAGCCTATCTTGATGGGTGATGCATGCCCGATTCCACATATCCGCAACACAGCGGACCAGATATTTTCTTGATCTGCATCGAAGACAAAATCGCAGGTTGCCCGCTTCTCCATCCCACCCTTGCCATTAGGGACTAACTCATCACAAAATGCGGCCCATTCCTGGAAACTTGTAATATCAATGTCGTTCATCCGTACTTCATAGGTGAGCCCGGTCCCTGATGTGCCGAACCAGACAGTCTCAAAGGTACCGGTTTGCGCGCCATAGTCTATCGTGGCGACAACCCCAACACACCCCTTGGATGGAACGTGTATCAGATCCCCCTTGCGCAGCGTGGCTACAGTCCAGCCGGTACCGGACCCAGAGAATCCCACATCCCCATTTGTCACCGCGATAGCCCCTGTCTCGTACGTTCTCCGCCACGTAAACCGCCCATGCCCATAGCGTTCGTTCGTGAGCATGTCGAACACGATCCAGGCCGGATTATCGGTAAACGTTGTAATATACGTCAGCAGTGGAACGATGTCGAATTTCTTAATTTCAACACCGAAGACATCGGCTGTGACGCGAGGCAGCCCGCCACTAATCTGATTGGTGGCCACGGCACGCACGGCGAGTAGTGCCGTATTAGGATAGGTGTAGCTATCGTTGACAATTTCTGTCATGGCCTCACGGGTGACAGAATCAATGCGTGACGTGCTCGTGCTCTCCACGGTGGTTCGCCTTACACGGATATCGTATTGCCCTGACGCCAGCCCGTCTACTCGTATCGTCCGCCTCAACACCGCTCGACGCGCATCGCTGTAGGTGACACGTGGGCCGGTTGTCCATGTCCCCGATGCCACCAGTTTATAATCCACCTCGATCGACACCGAGGCGGACATCACATTGCCGGTTGTTGCGTTGACCGTAAACAGTCCACCCGTAAAGGTGATCTTGATTTCCACAGCGTTGAGATTGGCCCCGATGGTGGTGTAGGTCGCAAAGGCTGTGGTCAAGAGCAGGGCAGCATCGTACGTCGTTGCGGCCTTATCGCCAAATATGGTGATGGCGGATTGCGTGTTCGTACCGACCCGCGTGTCCGTCGAGACACCGGTGAAATTCGCAATGGGCTGATCATTGATTTCGATGAGTGAATTGAACGATAAGATTGGCCCCTCTGATACCGCATAGAGGAGATTCAGCACATCGTTGTCGCCCTGTGTTTTTACAAATGCTGAAATCAGATGCCCGCCTACGCGATGCCTTCCATAGATGACTGGTATCGGGGCACCGATGCGCGTCCCATTCGTAATGCCAGTGAATCCATATGTATTCGATGAGGCTAGATCGCTGCTTGCAACCGGCACGTTGGGCGCACTGGGCTTCCCCGCCATAATATTTTCGATGGTGGGAAAGAGCTGCATCCCGATCGGTCCACCGGTCAACAGCCCGGACGCCCACGACGGCAGCCCGGCATGCCGCAGTGCCCAATAGACCCCAAGTGGCGGGAAGATAATACCGGTAACGATCTTCAGCGTATCGGTCCCGTGGAGGCGTGGGTAGACCACGATTTCCACATTGGGCACGATGAGGTGGGAGGCCCATCCCTCACGCGGAATGACGCGCCCATTTTCAACAGCTACCCAATCCCCGATCAGGCAATGTGCGGGTACCGCCTCATGCAACCACTGCCCGGCCCTGCACGGCACAGACTCACGCGAGCGCGACGGCTCCAATGGGTTGGCAATAACGATCAACTGAGGTGAGTTATCCAGCGTAGACATACCACCCTATCACGCGCTGTTTCCATGGTGCGCGGTCTATCCGGCTAATGATGGCTCCTGTTTTTCGTGTTGTGTGCAAAAATTCTGTGTCGCTCAGCATAAACCCGATATGCGCCGGATGTTCCAGGCTGTGCAATTCTACAATCCCGCCGGGCGTCGGACCATCGGCTTTCTGCCACCCACCCAACCGCTCCGCAATCCATTCGCGTGAGTCCATGGGGCGATCGGCTGAGACGAATGGATCCGGGATCGGGTGCCCAGCACGGAGGCAGCACGCCACGACCAGGCCGAAGCAATCAGTCCCACTCCCCGGTAACCGCCCGCCTGGTACGTATGGGGTTCCAATCAAATCATCAATCATCGTCGTGCCACTAACAATGGGAACCCGCCGAACCGCGGAACGTTTGCATGGGCCCGGCATCCGTTGGCCCCTTCGAGTACCTTGTCGCATGTCGGCAATCCGCCAGAATATCCGCACTCCATGCTCTTGTATATCCATCGGCAATTGTCACGGTAGAAATGCCCCGATGGAAACCGATGTTGCGCGATGCGGTCATGCCCGAGGGTGAATGTCACAAACCGATCCCCCTTGACTTGGATCGACATGATTTCATAGCGTTCCTCTAGAACGACGGCCAGCGGATCTGCCAAATGATCGGAATGGACATAGGCAATGGTTACCCGTGCACCGCGTAGCTCGGTAAACTCTATGTAGGCACTCATCTCTCGGGTGACGTTCGCCACTGAAATCGAGAGGTCGTTGAGCCCGCCTTTCGCATCGTGTACGACCTCTCCAATCTCACACCCAAACGGAATATACGTTTCTCCGTCGAAGACAATGGGCAGCGGATTCGGCACGAAGCGCAACACGGTAGCGGCATCCACGTAGACGGTGATCAGCGGGAGAAACGCTCCAGCCGCGTCCAGTTTGTTTTTCTGCTGTGTGATGGCTGCCGTAAGTTGCCGCATCAGAGTGCTTCCTCTAGCATGATTGGCCCGATGTTAAAGCCCACATTGGCCTGCCCGATAGGCACAATAGATGGCGGGTTGCCCGAGGCGTGCTTGAATCGGCACGAAATGGTGGTACTTGTCCGTGGGATCGTAAAGTCAAACGACTCAGCCCCGCCCTTCCTCGCCTCCCAGAACGCAATCCATGTTGTGACTTCGGCTGCCGTCGCGCCGTGGTGCGACAACTGAAACGCCCGTGGCGCGATGGTGGACTTTGCTCGTGTCTGCACATAGCCGGACTCAAACTCGGTCCGCACCGCATGGAATGCGCGCGGCAACTCCACGAATCCTTCAAACGAAATTGGGATGTTCGGATAGGCTGCCATGATGCCTCACCCTAAATGGCCTAGTAGCGCACTGCGATTCCTGAAGAATACATCAATGACCATGCCCTCGAATTGCCGCTTGAAATTGACGGTCGGCCGCTCATCGCTAGGGGCATTATGGAAGTTGAGAATGACCTTCGGCTCGCGACTCCCTCCAGGGATTCCACCCTCGTTGAGTTGTGCAAGGGCTTGCATCCCCCGCCGGCTCAACACCCCCTCGCCTGGCGTAAGCATCGCCCGGACAGTATCCTGGTTGCCTGCTCCGATGACGGGTCCGCCTGACGCAAACTTCAACCCCCCCAAAAGCCCACCGGCATCGACACTGCCGCCACCACCACCACCGCCAAACAAGCCACCAATCCCAAACCCTCCGAACCCGCCCGTGATGCCCTTGAGGACCAGCATGGTCGCAAGCTGAGCCGCCACCTGTGCAATCATCTGCTTGGCAAAATCGGCAAAGCTCTTGAAGAGATCTTTCATGGATTTGATCTTGTTATCCATGATGTCGAAAAAGAAGTTTCTGAATGCGCCTTCCATCATCTGGGCTGTCCGTCTGGCCAGATCTGCGGCAAACCCAAACGCTGACTGTGTATCCTCGATGTATTTCTGCAGGCCCATCCGCCACCCTAAGAAGATGTCCCCACCGAATTGCTGGTGGATAGCCGCGAGCTTTGTGAGTGATTGCAGCTCGATTGTCTCGCGCTCCTGAGCCGTCAATGCCGTTTGGTCCAAGATCGCATCGGCCTTCAATGATTCATGATTGTCCCATGCCTGCAAGAGCTTGTCGGCTTCCTCAGTCGTGATTTTCAACTGGCTCGCCATGTTTGCCCGCAACAGGTCAAGCTGATGCTCCATGCGTAACTCGGTTGAGGCTCCCACTTGGTTATCGTAATCGATCCACGCCTGCACGTTTTGAATCAGCCCGGCTCGCTCACGCTCCTGCGCGGCATCGCGCGTGCGCACCATGCTTTGAGTCTGATCAATAATGAATCGGCCCTTGCGCTCTTCTGCTGCCTCATCTTCTCGGCGGAACTGCTCTTGCCGATCGAACGCCAAAAAGAACTCGCTGAGCTGTCCCTGTCCACCCAACAGCTTGTTGCGAATCTCTAGGGCGCTGTTTTGACTCTGGAAGATATCGAGCAAGGCTTTCCCAAGCTTCTCCTGTTCCTTCCCGGCCTTTTTCTCGTCGGCATTGCCGATCGTTGAGCGAATCTGCGGCTTGCTCGCGCTCAACTCAGCAGATCGGCCTTTCGGATTAAGGAGATCTTCAGCAAGGGGATGCTCCAAGAGAAATAACTTCTTGCTCGACTCAGCCTCAATTTGCTTGATCCTGGCTCCCAGCTCGGCAAAGTTCAGCTTTCCACGAAGAAAATCGATGTTTGCCGCTACCTCTTTGATGAGCGTCCCGAACAGGATGATATGCTGATTGACCCCTTTGAAAAATGAATTCAGTGCCCCCGCTATCGGACCAGTCCCGAGATCATTCATCAGCGAGAGCAGCTCTGTGAGTGGCCCCAACATGAACTTGCCGATGGTGAGCGAGAACCCTTTGGCTTGCGCTTCCAGCCTGGTGATTGAATCGTTGAACGCTTCCGATGCCCTGGCCGTGTCCTCGTCCATCACAAGGCCAAGCTTCTCGGCTTCGGCCATCAGCTCCGTAATGCTGGCCTTCCCGCCATTCAGTAACGGAATCATCTCGGCCCCGGATTTACCGAGCAACTTCATGGCAACTTCGGTCTTACCAGCGCCATCCTCCGTCTTGCTGAATACATCCGCTACTTCGAGCAGCACTTGCTCCATCGGCTTCAATTTGCCGTTTGCATCCGTGGCAGAGAGCCCGACGCGGGTGAACGCCTCATGCCCTTCCCCGGCACCTTGGGCGCTATCGACCATTGCCCGCGAGAGGGCCATCAGCCCTGTTTGGAGTTGTCGATTGTCCACGTCAGCCAGCTTTGCCGCGTGCTGCAGTCCGGCCAGCGATCTGACATTGATTCCCACTTTCTGAGAGGTTTTAAAGAGTTCGTCGCCATAGTTCGCCGTGCTTTTCGTAATCGCAAACAATGCTGTGCCCGCTGCCGCGAGTTGTGTGCGCCAGTCCTGAATGAACTTATTGAATGAACCTAACGCGCCCTGTGAGCTTTTTAGCTCTTTCTGAAACTCATCAGCGACGAGCTTGAGGACTAGGGCTAATTCACGATTCTCAGCCATTGCATTCCTTAATAGGTATGGATACTAGGATCTGGCCAAAACCGATTGGGCGGATCAGTCTCATATACTTTCCGCACAAACTGTCTTGTGCCTCCCACAGCATCACCATCAATTCCCACTCCTATTACCGTCGCCAGCCCCAAGCAGAACCCCACCCCAACCCGAATACCATTAACACCAACCCCCACCACGAACGCCACGCCCTCGCACACGCCCACGGTAAAGACTGGCGTTCCATCTTGAACTGATTGCGCAAGGAGTAACGACACATTAATACGCCTGGGCTTCGCACCATGAGATATCAATCATAATGGCCACCTCATTAAAGGTGGCGCTGCCTGTCGGAACGTGCTCGATCGAGAACCCTTCGTCCTGTCCGAACATCATTGGGTAGGCTCCGTGTCCTAACTCGCTGAGTAGATTTTTAACATATGGGCGCGTTGTCGGAGCTGCTGACGCCACCCACGCCATAAGATACGCGAAGGCATTGGTTGCCTTGGCACCCCATGTACCTGTCAGCATTCCCGCCGCTGCCCCAGCCTGGGTAAGCGCACGGAGAGAGGCATTCCCTGGGTATGCGGCCATCTCCGTACGCACAGGGCCACCCGTTGGCGTCGCGATGTTGACAGTCGAGGACCCTGTAAACCCAGTATATTTAAAAGCTGATATCTCCAGAAGGTATGGATTGGCCACTGACCCGAATGGAACGACCGTGATTTCAAGATGCGTTGGGATAAGCAGGTTCGTTCCTGCATTACGAATCTCAAATAGCCGTGAGTTTGACACTTGCGCCGCCGATAGAATCGTTTTCATGGTAGTCCGATAGTGCCCTACCACATATTCAATCGGCTTCGGCTGGACGTACGCCGCCCGCAACATCCCTCCACCGACTTGAAGGATCGTTCCGTTCTCGCCTTGCACTTGAAAGGACATGCGCCCCCCTTAATTCCAGACCCAAAATACGTTGAATTGCCCAGACATCCTGATAGCCTTCCCGTTGGCATCGGCTAACGGCCACATCACAAGGCCGTGGATGGTGAATCCTACCGATGGCACAATCTCTGCAGCCCACACTTTTATCGGCGCTGCCATGTGCTCGTCGAGTGAATGGTCTCCCGTTGCCACAGGGCGGATCTCCGCTTGCGCCAATGAACCTGAGAGAATTCCTGATTGCCCAATCACCACAACGGTTGCGTGCGTCCCGCCGGGGAACGCTCCAAAATCTAAAACGGTTGTGCCTTGTGCGCCCACATTATTCCTCGGTAACTGTACTCGCCGTGGTAATCACCGGCTTGACCTGCGTGGCCATGATGACCGGCTGCTGTAATGAACCACTATAATCGATGGTCCCGCCACCTCTCGATATACTCCAATGCGTGAGCGGAGGGCCAGGTGACGCCGTACACTTGTCAAACTCAATATCTACCGTTGGGCTTACGACGTTGCCTGTAATAGTCCACCCGGCACTGTTTCTCGGCACTGCCTTTCTCGCGTATCCAGTGTAGCCCGTTTCATTCGTCAACTGTGACCCTCCGGAGCCTGGGTCCGCCGTGTGTAACGCAATGATGTGCGACGTGAACGGAACCGACGAATTATCAGCAATGCTTGCAATGGCTGTCCCGTGGAAATACAGCTTGATCAAATCATTGCGGTATGTTTGCCCCTTCCCCATTGCTCCACATTCCCTCTAGCGATAAATCGCCCGCGCCAGTGAGGTCATCCACGGGAACCCACCGGTATCGACCGCGCCATAGAACATATACAGCGTGGCCGTGTCTTCATGGAACAACAGCGAGGGAGACGTAATCGATGCCACCTCTCCGACGCTTGCCCCGCCGAGGGTGAGCACGTCGGGGTAGGTTTCGTATGGTCCGAGCGGGCTAAACGCTCGTCCGATTGTAACGGCGTCATTTCCGCCGCCGTCCACAACCACCCCGGCACGATAGTAAAAGCCGTCCGGCCCCTTTTCGATGTGTGCCTCAACCCCGAAAATATCGTTCCATGAGAGCGAGCCCTGCTTGACCCATGTCGTTCCGTTGTTCGACGAGGTGGCATACATGGTAGTCACAGCGGGGTCTGGCGAGTTCGGCGAATCGCCCCATCCAGTGTAGACCATGTATAGCACCCCGTTGTATTCAACGATGGATGGCGAGGTCATGGCCGAATCATCGTCGGAGCCACCGGCCCCAAGCGCCACAACCGGCGTGGTTTCGCGCGTGTACGGACCGAGCACATTGCTCGCTGAAATCGCTCGATAGATTTGCGCGACGTAGGCTCCCTCAGCCGTGCCGTCGTAACCGATGTAGTAGATGTGATGCGCCCCGCCTGGCGTCTTGTAGTAAAACGCCGTTTCCTGGTTGAGTTGGCCGGCTGCCGGACCTGCCCCACTGAGTACGCGATGATCGGAGTACTGCGCGCTTTCAACCGGAAGCCATGTAATAAGATCGGTCGAAATCGCCATTCCGATCGCCTGCGAGTCTGATCCTGAATCAGTGGTGTAGACCATCCGATAGGCATCTTCGGCTTCGGTGACCACATGCGGGTCACCGGCGAAGTTGCCATCCTCTCCGCCGAACAGTGGTGCGGTATAGTGGCGTTGGAATTTCGTCAAGCCTGAAAAATCAACGGAGCCAGAGAGTCCACACCCAAGCATCACGATTCCCCCGACTATGCTGAGACCGAGCCGTTTCCACGTCATGTCAATGCCCCATCGATGATTGTGGATCTTGCACGAGGACCAACGGTAACGGCACAGTGTAGGTACCGAGTGCTGATCCGTCGTCCCGTAACAGAATGCATGTAAAACTGGTGTTGCGCGTCACACTGTTGCCGCTAGTGAGTTGGTAATCGATTTCCGTATGTGTCCCGGCTGGCATAGCCGGAAGGATGATCGGAATAGTGTCATTCCGCGCCGTGGACCCTGGCGCGAAGGTGCCCGCGAATCGCTGACTCGTTGGCGTCCCGGTGCCCGGAATCGTAGGCTCTGCTGTAGTCCCATAGTAGGCGATATGTCGCCCGTTGAATGTATTTTGCACCCGAATGTACTCTCCGGCGTTTTCTCGGCAGTAGGGTGCCACGCCAGTCGGCACTGATGTATCGTTCACCACGGCCACCTTAAACCGCACGCGGAAGGCTCCATTGGGGCCGATGCGGGCCGGTTCGTTGTCGAGGCACAGAGGGCCCAATGAGAGTTCGTTGTTCGCGGCTTGACCGTGCAGGCCTTCGATGCGGTAGGCTGTTATTTCAAATGCACTCGGCCCAGGACCACCTGGAGATGGCGGCACAATCGGGACCGCCACGATGCCCCAGGCACGCAAGCCGCCAAGGAGGAACGACTCTTCCTGCCCATCCGCGCCGCTCTGAGTGGACGACCCAATACGCAGCGAGACGGACGGATGTTGGTGATCCGTCGTGAGGGTCTGATGCGGCCCAGCTGAAAGTGTCACGGTGGAGCCCGTGCCGGTACCGACAAAAGTTCTGGTGATCTCGTCCGCATTGCTATTCGATGTGACCGTGGGAGTCACGCTGACGCCAACCGTTTGTGCCACGGCTCCATAGCTGCCGATGTTCGATTCCTCAACCGATTCCATGATCCATCCACCGTTCACCGTTGTGCTGAATGTCGGCGTCAAGGTGCAGGTACCAGAGGTGGGATTGACCAACCCGAACACCCGTACGCTGCGATGCCCTGCCGTCGTGTCAGTGAATAAATGTGTCGCTAACGGCGGGATATCCTCGCTTCCGCAACTGCTGGTGACTGATGTCGGGAACGCCTGCGTACCGACGCCATTCCAGATTGTGGTGAGAAACACCGTCAACCCTCGATTCGCCGAGGCGCTGATGGTGCGGGTATGAGCTCCATCAAGATCTGTGGTGCGATGGTGTGATGGAGGATTCGTAGGAGCCCCACCTCCACCGGAGGAGAATGACGAGGGGAACGGGCAGCCGCCCGTGTTCACGTTCATGCGGACATGGAAATCAAAGAGCGATTCGCCGGCCACGCGATTGACGCCATCGAGATCGGCTTCCCCGTGCGGGAATTCTGCTGTGGTAGGGTCCCAGAGCGGCACTTGCAGCGTACCTCCAGACCCGTCGAGCAACACCCCATCCACATAGCGATAAAGTATCCGTGCCCCCGCGCCTGCTGTTTCAGCGGCAGATCCATCAGGAGCCCACAGCCCTTTGCAGGTGCCGAATCCAGGATTGGCTGTGGTTGACGAGCCCCAATTTGATGGCAGGCTGGGGTTGTAGGCGGTCCCGTTGCCGTTCGATAAATTGTTAGACCCGCTCCAGTTCGTGATTTGCGTCACGGTGTAGCCGAGATCCTGCACCCCCGATACCACGCTATTCGTAATCGTCGCCGAATTCTCGCTTGGCGTAGCTCCAACGTTGTCGAAATCGTCTAACGTGATGCCATCCTGGCCAGTCACACCTGTGCCAAGTACGGTGATCCGGTTGATCTGGTAGTTGACGCAACTCGAACAACGGATGCCGGTTGATTGCCACGCATAATCGACGATCGCAATATCTTGGAGGAGTCCATCTTTTGGTGTGTAGTTCAGTCCAGGATTACTGCGAGCGTTGGCATAGATGCCATTGCCAGTCGTGCATTTGTAGCAGATTGACCCCAGCACACTTGACCCGTGCATTAAGATAGAGTTGAAGAACGGCGAGTTTTGCTCCACGAGATACCCGCCGTGGGTCGTGCCGTCCATGATGATATTTTCGGCGATGCAGTTAGTGCAGGGATACATCGACACAACCGCATCGGCCCGGCCCACACCAGGCCCGACACCGCCACTGATCGCGCCACCTCGCGGGTTGCAGTATTGCCGTCGCACGACAATCCGCTCAGAGCGCCACAGCTCAACGCAATGGCGACCGTAGGTATACACCTCGTTGTCTTCCACGAGCGAATCAGTAGAATCGTGAATCGAGATCGCGTGCAGGTTGTTATAGCGGTTGGGGTTGACCACAACATTATTTCGTACCGTGTAGTGATTCCCGTTGACCATCCTGATGGGGTTCCCACCTGAGCCACCGCTGTTGTCGGTTGAGCGCAAATAGAGACCATCCACAATGATGTAGGCGCTGTTGTTGAACTGCACCGCTCGACCGGTACCGTTGTCAAAGATTTTCGCCTTGCGCTGATTCAGCGCGGTGACGATCAACTCATTGCCCGCCGTACAGACCACTGCATTCGCGCTGATCTTCCCAGTACTGGTGCCATCTCCATAGGTCCCGTTGAGCAGGTGCAACGTATCGCCGCACCACGCCCGCGAGGCATTGATCGCATGGGCGAAGGTCAAAAACGGTGCACCCGTAGACAGACCGTCGTTGCTGTTACTGCCGGTAGGGGAAATGTAATAGCTCGTGGCATGCGCGATCGAGGGCATGAGCAGCATGAGCAGGAGCAGTAGAATTTTCATAGGTTACTCACTTAAAGATTCCCCGAGAAATAGGATGAGAAATCCGAGATGGTGTAGCGTAGCCGTTGGGGTGGTCGTCCCGGTTGCATCTAGCTCATATTTAAAATAGAGCATATCGCCACCAGCTGGCGTACCGTTACACTGGATCGGAGTGTCAATCGTGAAGAAATCGTTTTTCGAGCTGCCACCGACGGATGAGGCGGTAATCGGGACCTCTGTTGCCCACGTCGATGATGGAGCCACGCCGTTGCCGCGCACCTGACAGGTAAAATGGCCCAGGAGGGCAGCGGTATTCACGGCGGTCTGTACCACGACCTGGATAACGGTGATCTGCTCACCGGCCCACTTAAAATCCATTTTGAACGACCCATCCAAGCGTGAGCCGTTGTTGTCCGCGCAGATAAAGGTTCTGATACGTGGACCACTGTTCAGTACCGCCCCTGTCGCGCTCGTTGGGCAGTTTGTACCGTCTCCAATGAGGCGATCTGCCGGTATCCATTTCGAGTAGAGAATATAATACCCGGCTCCAACCGTGTATTGCAGCGCTGCTGTTGGTGCGCTGGGATCAAAGCGGATCATTTGCGTATTCGCCGCGCCATTGACCTGGAAATATCTGGTATTGGGGAGGCGCACAATCTTGTTGCAATCATCCACCACTCCACCTGATACACACGTGATGTAGGTATTCCCATCACTATGCTGAAAGACAGTGGCTCCATTCGCCGCCTGTCCACCGAGCCCCAAAATATCGAGCCGCCGCGCCTCGCTGGTGCCGGTAATGATGTTCCCACTTGGTAAGTCAAAATTCGCATCAAGCCCCTGGGCCGACCCACCTCCACTGCCACCGCCACGGCTAATCACAGCCGTAGTAGCATGCCCCGTAACCACAATGGTTCCGCTCGTGTAGCTAGTCACCGGCGCTCTAAAACTAAAAGCACCGCCAGGGCACTCCCAGTAACCCGGCTCAACCGCCTGGATAGACACAATTGATCTATCGTTGGCGTCTGTGCATTGCACGGGAACGTAACTTGTCGCATCTTTGGTTTTTTTCTGGAATTCAACGATTCCCTGGAATGTCCCTTCGATCTGCACAGCGACCGTGGAGTAATAGCCCGCCGGCAACTCGGACCCGTTCGCTGCCCCGGTCGCCCCACTATGGAATACCCACGGGATGGCAGATTCTGCCCCGATGCGATAGGGCAGGAGTACCATCACCACAATGATCATCCCTCGTAACCCGCTAACCATGTTGCCACCCCTCAGTTTGGACACGTTCGGCACGCCTGCGCCAACCCATCACCGAAATATTGCACGCATTCTTGAATGCATGATCCTCCGCAGAACTCACCAATCTGTTGCTCGTGGTCATGCGCTTGACGCTCTTTCATCCATGGGAGTTCAACTCCGAACCAACTGAGGATGGCCCGGTCAACGAATTCGCGCTCAAGGCATCGCCTGAGATAGGGGTCTGAGTCGTGTGGCCCCCATTCTGTGAGGATGGCGCTGAGCTTGGTGACATCCCCGCCGCTGAGGGCGACAAGAGCGTGCTCGACCCAGCCTCCCCAGGTGCACGGGACGGTACGCCCCCCGCGCTTGGCGTCTGGTCGAACTGCTTGACCAGCGTTTTCCCCGGAATAAGCATCGCGAGGTGTTCCCGTTGACAGAACTGAAAAAAATGTGGGGCAAATACGGCCACCTCCGCGCCGGTCAACTCTGCAGCAAATTCCTCTGACCGCGCGTAAATCGTCGCCCATGGCTGCCGGGAATGGTCCGCGCGAGTCACCCCGTCAGGCAGCAAACTGATTGCCATGATGAGCGGCCCCTTCTCCCTGAACAAATCCCAAATCGTTGCGAAGTCCAACAACTCCAAATCGATAGTTTTAAAGATATGTTCGGCAAGCCATTTATTTTGCTGCCATGACGGCGGCTCAAGTCTGTACGCAACGCCATTAATCGTATAGATTTTCTGTGTGAGATCTTGGCTCATGGTCCCTCTAGGTGAACGCGATACTTAACTCATCATTGCCTGCCGTGCGCTTCATCCCAAAATCTGAGTTCAGTGTGGCGATCCCGTTACGATCCCCCTCGGCAATCTTGGTGTATTGGGCCTTAGGGATGTTGAACGTCACAATGTTGCCAGCCGTGAGCCCATGTTTCCACGTCAACACCCCGGTCGTGTTGCCTTTCCATCGCCCATAGAAATCATGTGTCGCGACTAACTCATCTTCAGGGTCAAAACTGCCTTTCGGCTCACGCGCTGTCAGGAGGGTCGAAATGAATCCGGTTGACTGATTGATATCCCCTCTCCGCTGCAACGTATTGGCCATGTCGAATTGCAGCTGTGAGACGAACGCTTGGAATGAGGCAATGCTGAACGCTGCCGAGAGTAATGGGAATGGAATGGTTGTCTCAACGCCTGATGGCGTTGGGAGTGCAACATCGGTGACATCTGACCCCACCCCTGCGAACTCGAATTCAAACATCCCAGGTTCACCGCTTTTCCCGGCATACTTCATGTTCCCACGAGCCCCCGTGATCAACTTGCGAAGCCCATCACGATACGTCGCAAGCGTCATTGTCGGAATGCTGGCTAAGGCACTGATCGGCGCATACGTCACGCTGGTCGATGCCACAACCGTTTCGCCAAATCCGCATGCCTTGAGATACTTGCCACAGGCTGGCGCTGTGCCCGCCGTTCCCGACCCCTTGACTTCGACCTTAAACGCGATGGCACCGGCTTGCGTGGTGGCAATATCCACGTACGGCGATAAAGAATTATCGAGGAACTTTCTCACGAACATCGGAATATCCGCCTCGAATTTCGGCTCCATGATCAAGTTATTGGCATCGGCCCCGACGAGTGTTTCTGCCGTGCCCTCTACGGCTTCTTCCTTGCCCGCCAGCACCACGCGATTGCTTAAGATACGTCCCATCGTCTCCCCTCCTTCTGTCAGCCCGCAAGCTGTAGGTTACTCAGTCCCGTTCCGACCGCTTCGGCGGCTCCACCAGCGTAGCACTCCCGCCGGCGAGCAATTGTCGCAAGGCCGACGCCGGTGCGTCCTTCGGCGACTCCAAACAGTCACCAGGCTCACCCAGCTTCTCCCCCTTCGGATTGCAATAGGTACAGGTCAGTTTGACCTTCATGGCTACCTCCCGCTGACCGCCTTGATCGTCGCCGTGGACCCACTCACCCGCAGCATGGCTGCCGACGACCCGGAGACCCGTCGCAGCACAACCACATCCACCAACACCACCCCGGCTTGTGTGACCGCCTGCGCGAGATCAGTCTCCTCGATCTGTCCAAGCGTCCGGCGTTTTACCCGCACGAGCGCCTGCGCCAGTTCGCCGTCGATCGCGATCCCGAGCTGCCGCAGCCGCGAAGCCGTGAGCTGGTGCGCCTGCTGGCTCTCGACCACCTGCCCGCTTGCCAGCCGCTTCGCGGAAGCGACCACCTGCCCCAGCGCCGACTCTGATGCCTGCCCCAGTACAATGGTTTTGTTGCCGCTCGCCTGGACCGCCTGCGCGAGATCAGTCTCCTCGATCTGTCCAAGCGTCCGGCGTTTTACCCGCATGAGCGCCTGCGCCGACTCGCTGCTAGTCACCTGCGTCACGGCCCGTTGCTTGGCATGCGTGACCGGCTGTGCCAGCGCCGACTCTGACGCCTGCCCCAGTACAATGGTCTGCGACGCCACGCCTCCGGATGCCAACGAGGTCCAGGCCCCTGTCCTGTCCGCCGTCTGCGTATGCGACCAATTGATGATCATCGATCGGTCACCACTGTAATCAGTGTGGGATCGGCCCCGGTGGCCGTAAATTTTAGCGTGATGACATTGCCGTTCACATCGCTCGCTGCTAGGTCGAGCTTGTAGATGCCGGCCGAAACTTCAGCGACGGCATTGGCGCAGGAGGCAAAGGCGGCCCCGTCAATGGAGCGCTCTGCCGTGACGGTCGCTCCGGACTTGCCAGACACATGATTGGCACTGTCGCGCATGAAGAACTCAAAGGCCGACAAGGCTGTGTTCTTTTTGATGCTCGCTGTCGTCGACAGCGTCACTTCAGGTCGCCCTCCGCTGAACGTCCCGTTGGTTCCACCGAATTGCACGGTGTTGACATCCAGATTATCGCCACCATCACAAAGGGCATCGTTGATGGCTGCGGCTCGAAAGCCGATGATCGGACCGCGCCAGGGCAAGACGCCGGTGGCCAATCCTGTAAACCATCCATACCCTTCGGTGTCGTTATTGATTGATCCACCACCAGAGGCTGGAATCTCAATCGTATACATCCCATCGCCTTGATGGGTCCAGTCATAGACACCGCCTGTGGTCGGTGTGACGGCGGTTTGCGTAAATGCCCCGCCACTCGCGACGAAGTTCCATACGAGATCCATCCCTGAGGCGTTATACGCCACAGCCGTCTCGCGGGTCTTGAAATCGGTATCATCAGTCAAGGGGAAGATGTTGACAGGAACTTCGCTTAACGCTGTATCAACATCCATGTAGATATCAGGCATGTTTTAGACTCCTGTCGCTTGCGTTCCTGCGACCACCCCAAGATTCACGAGCCCAGTTTCCAGAATATTTTGTGAGGCCCTGATCACGTTATCCGTGACAAAGGTATTCTGTGGGCCTGTCAAGACCACCTGGCGGTAGAAATCCAGCTGCTGGACCTGGATCGTCAGCTTGGCTGTGACGCAATTGATCGTCATGGAACCTTCAACGGCCTGCATCTCAGGATTCGAGGTGGAGGAAATCTGAACCCGCGCCGTCACCACCTTGTTGACGGTATCGTAGTTAATCGAGGTAAGGACAAACTTGGCATACGATATCGGGGCATCCCCTCCAAGAACACTATTCACTTGTGCCGGTGTCGTTAAGGTAATCATCGGTTCCTCTTATTGGTTGGCCACGTAATGGTACCTGCTGGATGCTGCTCCTCCGCCCCCACTAGCTTCCTTGAACACCACCACACCAGTCACCCAGGTTGACGCGCCGATGGTCCAGCTCGCCGAATCGGTCGTACCGGAGGCCACAATCCGTTCAATGGCCGCATGCTGAATGCGTGCCGAAGCGTCCTCGTCCTCACCTAAGAGGGAGAACGCAGCATCTTCGGTAAGAGCAGGCGTGCCACTATGGTCAGTAGTCAGCGCGCCAATAAACACCGCTGCTCCCGCAGACGTGGCGTTCCCTGAATCTGCGGCTGCCCCTGTTCCTGTCCCTGTGTTTGAGGCTTCTGTCCGTGAACTATCCCAAGTACCGCTATATTCCGCTGCGACTACAGATCCGTAGGTTCCTCCAGATGGATGCGCCACCTGAAGAGTTAATGACCCCGACCCTGTTACCAGGACCGACCAGATTCCCACCACTTGGTGCGATCCTGCCGCTGCAGAATAGTGGAGCGTTGGACTGCCGATTGTCGCGGTCCCTGCTGATTTGGTCAGGTCCCCAGCTATGTATAACGCGCTATCAAATGAGCGCCAGCGCGCAGCAGACACCACGAGAAGACTTCCGGACGAGACATTGCTACTAAACGCACGAGTCATATTCGTAACGCCGCTGTGCGTAGTAATCCCATTTTGTAGACGTGAGGCCATTACAGGAGGCTCCGGTTCGGCCAAAACTTGCAATTGGAACGGTTGACCAGGGACATAGCCGGATTCAAACAATGGGAACGGGACATCCGGCTCAGCCTGTCGGCCTGCTCCATTCTGGGCGTAGAGCACACACGTATATTGCCCAGGGCCTGGCACCACATCCGTGATCGGAGTGCTGGTCGCAGGCATGGGGACCGTGACACTGTTTCCTCCACAGGTAAGGACATGGCTCTCCGGTGCGTTCTCTGTGGTGAACGGCTGGAGGTCCCACTGGAACGCTCCCTGTAAGTGGGAGACATAGACCGGCGTTTGCGCCAGGGCGCTCCCACTCCACAGGATGAGGCTACAGAGCCCAGCATAGAGGCCTCGCATTACGGCACGATAATTTGCGGGTTCGTCGGGCTCAACGGCGGATAGCCAGCCTCAAAGCCGGGAAAGGCCTCCGTGGTACTTGAGCCAAACACATTTTGAGCATGCACGGTGCAATTGTAGACGCCCGGAGCCGGGACGATCGAACTCACTAACACGGAGTTGTTCGGGACCATGCCTATGGGCACCGTCACACTATTCGCGCCACAGGTGACAATGTGAGAGTCTGCCGCGCCGTGTGTGGCGTCAGCTGCCGGGATCGTCCACGTCAGGGTCGCGGTTGTTAGCGGGATGGCAATCACGGTCTGCGCGTGGCCGGAGGCAGTACAGAGCCCGGCAATAATCACACAGGTGATAGCGGCGACGAGGCTTTTCTGGCGCATGGTTTGTTTCTCCCAGTTGTGCGGTCAGGCACGGTTGACAGATTCGATCAACACTCCCATCGTCTTGCTGGCACCACGGGCACCAGGACATTTAGCTCGCCCGGAAGAATCCCGCCGCCGCGATCTGCGCCGTGATATCGCTGCCGTCTGGCGTGACGGCAAAATCGTGACAGGTCAAGGGAATGATCGCGCTATCGGTCCCGCCCGTCGTATCTGGGTCGTAACAGATCAGGAGATCCGTCCAGGCCGTGCCGGCGGCCACGCCGGTCCAGGTCTGATCTGGGATGTCCAGATCCACCCGGTCGTTCGTATCGTCGATCGACAGCGCCGCGATGTCTGCGTCGGTCAAGGTCTTGCGGGCATAGTTCGTATTCGTCACCTCGTTGGCCGTGCCGCCGAGGAGTGCAGCCAGGTCGTCCCGATCGCGCATCGTGGCGTCGGTGTCACCGTTGGCGTCGATCACCACGACGATCAGTGCGCTGTTGGCGGGATCGTTGGACTTGACCCGATTGTAGAATTCCGCGACGCGCCCCTTGGCGATGTTGAACACAAAATCAGCCATGTGCCCCTCCTAGGTTGCTTTGCCCAGATTTGTCACCTGGAAATGAAAGAGAAACGCGGCCGTTTTGCCACCGCCATACGTGGCCAGCACATAGGCCTCATGCCATTCCGTTGAGCCGATCGCCGTCGCGGTATCCACGATTGCATTGTCTGCTGGTTGCAGCTGTACCTGTAACCCTCTGGTAGCGGTCCCGCCTGAGAGATATGCCCCTGTTCCCGATGAACCGATCAACTCCACGTGGTCAACCCCCACCACATCGATAAACCAGTCTCCATTTGCCCCTTTAATCCCTCGTATCCCTCGTATCCCAATGAAATCACCAGCATTGTACCCATGCGCCGTGATCTGCAGCCGGACCCTGCCGTAATAATCGTCCTGGGCTGTGTTGATTGTCGCGCCGACAACCGCTTTACCATTCCCAATAGTGCCTCTCACCCCATCATTCAAGATATCTGTATTGCTCACGCTGTTGATTCCACCAGACGGGACCGCCGTATCGTCGCGCAAGTGCAGCCAGAGCCGTAATGACGATAATTGGCTCGCTTGGATCGGCACCCCGGCGTTATCCACGAGGATGCCGCGCAGCGTCCAGGCCGTGTTCTCCATCGGCACAAACTGCCGTTGATCCGGCGTCGTGAGAATGTACGTATTGTCGGCAACGGCAGGCATCAGACTCCTTTACCCCGCAATGGTCGGATCTGTTCGCCGCGTCCGATACCGAATCTCATAGCCGAGCACCCGCCTCAATTCCGGCATGCCGATTTCAATATCGGTTTCATTCGCCTGGGTTTCTTCGGTGTTCACCGCCAACCCCCCGCGTGTCCAATCCGCATTGACAGCCCGACGCACATCAGCCTCTAAGCTGTTCATCAACTCTGATGCTGAGAGCGCGTCATCTTGTTGGGCCACGATGATCAGGTCTACATGACGGCGGCGCGAGACTAAATCGTGATCTCCCGCCATAATGACACCCTCGACGAAATCGTCTCCATCGATGACATGCACCCCATTGCCGTGCACTGGTGCCTGGCCGTCCTGCTGGAGCCGCTGGACCAGGTGCATGGTGTTGGCATAGCCGTTCTCTGTCTGGATACTCTCAATGGCAGCCTGCAGGTGTTGCATGATTCGCTCGGCCACACTATCTGGCATTATTCACCGCACGATCCGTTGCACGCTCGCGGTCAGAGCCTTCATTCTCTCATCCATGGCCTGGCGGAGCGCACGCACAGTCCCATCACCGACCTTCTTAAGCCCGTCAGGAACTTCCTGCTTCCACACCTTCTCAAACCCCAACCGAGGCTTAATCACCACCTGTTTGACGCGGGCAAAGATCGCCCCCTTGCCCTTCTGCCCAGTTTTCTTCCGTAGATAGATCCACTCAGCCCCTCTAGTCGGGTGAAACGTATGCCCCTCTTCATGCACGCGCAACACACGGCTGATCTTGTTGACCGCTTTCAGGCTGGCCAGGTCGCTCCCGGTCGTGAATCCTCGCACGTGCTTACCGCGCTTTAATTGCCCACCTTTGATGCCAGGGGGACCGTTCAGCCGCTCACGAATGGTTTTGCGGCGCACCCGTTTTGCAAACCGGACAAGCTCTGTTTTCACGTTACGATGGACTAGGCGCGGAGCCGATTCAAAAGCGTGTCGGAGTTCATCGAAATTTATTACATCGGTCCCTACAAACGTCGGCATTATTTCACCAACAACAGGTACATACCGCTGTCACCGGGAATCATTCCTACATCTTCGTCCTGCACCATCGCCACGGTGAATTCCGTCTCGGTGGCATCGCTAATCGACCGCTTGAACCGTACATGGTCCTTGCCTTTTGCAATCGTCAGCACACCATTCACCACATCACGTGGGACTGCAATGATCATGGCATTCTCGGGGTAGGCCACCCCTGAAAACGCCGACACCCGCGACGGTTCGCGCTCCACGACGGCCTTGATCTGCCTGGCCGTCCCGCCGTACGGCATATAGGTCACAACCTCTCCCCCCAGTGCCTCGACGATGGCTACGGCATCAGACATCTATTTCTTACCCTTCTTCTGCTCATGCTCACGCTCTTCTTTCGTTGGTCCCTCAACCGAGTCCAACTTCAACCGCTCTCCCACTTCTCGCGGAAGATCCACCATGCCTGGGTCGTAGGTTTTCCCATCGTGAATAATGGTGCTCTCACTCCTGAATTTCATAATGCTCCTCGCAGAAGGACCCTGGCGATATCCTGAGACACCGCCAGGGCTACTCATGGCTAATGTTAGGCCACCGCATTCTCGATGAAATATCCAAGGTCGGACGCAATGATCTTTTCATCGCTGTTAAATCCAACCTTGATATAGTGCGAGCCCTTTAAGCCCTTCTTTTGGTCGAACATTCTGGTCGTGACTCGTGCCGTCTCAACAAATGTTTTCCCAAACGTCACGCTACGGATACCGGGGTTGCCCGCCTTGATGTGCAAGGCCGCCATATGCTTCCCCCACAGCCGCGCAAACGTTGCAGTCTGCCCTTCCTTGGTCGTGATGTAGCGTGATCGCCCGATCAAGATACGATCGACCTCAAACAGGTTGGCGACCGCGCTCGGTGTGGCAAGTCCACCATTTAAGTTGGTACCTGCAATAGCCTTCACGGCATCCAAAATTTCTGGCAGCCGGCGGAAAACCAGCCATGCGTCAATACCAAAGATCAAGGTATTGGCACGCATAAAACAGCCCTCCACAGCATCCTGCACGTTCTTAATCGGGTTGTCGGCTGAATCGCTCCACTGGCTGGTGCCGGAAAGTGTCACCTTGTTCCCGACCGGGTACGTCCCTGCCGCAAATACGATTCCTGATACCCGTTGCTCTTGCGACACATCTAAACACTGATTGATAAAATCGTTCGCGTCACTTTCAGGGGCAAGTGGGCTATCGGAATTATCAATTTCTTCCTGTGCCACATAATCGGCAAGGGCATGATCTTTGACCGAATAGTTATCCGTTGACACCGCAAAGTCGATTTCATTGGCTTCCGATTTCGGACCGATCTTATCGTCATAAATACGGAATCCGTTTTCTTTCGCGTATTTCCAGTAGAGGTCACTCCGTTTATTGACCTTCACTTCCGGCATAACTTCCCGCCAAATCATGTCCTCGTTCCGGTACTGCACGGACATGTTGGTTAGAACAGAATCTATATGGAGGTCTCGTGCTTCTGCCATAATCTAGGTCTCCTTCATTCACCGTCGGTTAATCAGCTACTCGTCGTTACCCTTGCGCACGGCTCTGCGCGAGCAATACCGGCACGATGTCATTGAGGACACCGCTGGCCATCGCTCGCCCAATCACCGCGTAGTTCGTCCCGGCTACCGCGCCGATGGCAACGGCTTTGCCGTTCGCGTCGGATGTCAGGAGCGCCCCTCGCGCAACCGTCCCGCCCAGTACGACTCTGCTGATGCCATCCAGCATGACACGCACCTCCTGCCCCGCCGCTGTGGTCGTGTGCTGGAATACACCGACTAAATCCTCTGTTGACGCCGTGGCTTGGCTCAACGTGTCGTCGTCTGCGCCAAACTTAGCAATCAGGAAAGATGTCGCTATCGCTGCCGTGCATTTAACGGACTTTTCGAGTCCTGAAGTTTGTCCCATCATGGTCGTACGTCTCCTCGTTCACGGTTATGGACTGCCCCACTCCCTGCTCTCAGGATTCACCGATCCCGGAACAGCTCCGGTCGTTGCCTCGACACCGCGAGGGCTGCCGCCTTGTAATCACAGTTCTTCTCAGCTTGATACGCCTGGATGGCCTGCTTTCGCTCGGATTCTCTCGCCTCGCCCGTTGTAGTCTCTGGATTACCCGCATTCTTCACCACAGACACCGAGGGTTGATCGATCGGACCAAGCTGATCTTGATTGAGCTGATCACGCCGGACGCCCCTCGCCTGCTTTTCTGCCTGCAGGACCCGAATGGCGGCCTGTGCGCCGGTTGTTTGTCCGTCCCACTTCAGAGAGTCAATCAATTTCTCGTGCCCCGGCAATGCCTGCCCCTCAACGTCCTGTATCCGTGCACGCTCCTGCTCGGCACCTTTCTTGATACCCTCTTCCAGGCCATGTGCGTACCCCTTGGCCTCTCCATCCGCATTCGCCTGCTCAGTGCCTTCAGTACTGCCTGCTTGCCGCCCTTCAGCAATCAATGCCTCGACAAGTGAGGCGTTCAGAGACTTCAGATCGTCCATCGTGAGCGTCTTAACAATGTCTGCCTTATCCATAGTCACTCCTTCGTGTTGCCGACCGGATGACCCGATCGAGCGTTTAGCAAACCCACCCATCCGGCCACGTTGCAACGCCGTGATAATATCCTGCTCCATCACAAACCCATCCGCGAGGCCGACCTCGATCGCTTTCCCGCCGAGAAATAACCGTCCATCCGCCATGCGATTCACGACATGCTCGACGGACCGTCCGCGAAACGCTGCCACGTCATGCACGAAGGCCGTATAGATATCATCGACCATTTCCTGCATGGCCGTTCGGCCTTCCTGGCTTAATGGCGCATACTGCGACGCAATGCGCTTGAACTTCCCCGCCGTAATCTCCGTGGTCTTGACGCCGATCCGATCCTCTGCGCGTGATACATCCACGTGCGTGGCCACGACGCCGATCGATCCCGCCACGGTGGTATCACTCGCCAGATACAGCTCATCGGCTGCTGCCCCAATCCAGTACGCCGCCGAAGCAATAGTGCCAAGGGCAACCGCCTTGATCGGCTTCTTGCCGCGCGCGCGAAAGATCTCCTCGGCAAATTCTTGGGTTCCGTCCACGGTCCCGCCAGGGCTATCAATCACCAGCAAGATCGATTCGGCCTCGCGGTCATCCATGGCTTCACGAAACTGTGTCCGCATCTGCTCGGTTGACGTTCCCCCGGACATCCGCGTGAGCAGATTGGCGCGACGTGCCAAGACTCCCTCGACGCGCACAATCCCAACGCCCTGCCGGTTCTCATACCGCTTGGTCTCGTTCTGGAGCGGCCTGCCAAGCTGTGCTTCGATCGATTTCAGGTCGATTTTCTCACCGCGAAGATGCGTGGCGTAGACCTCTTGTATCTCTGCAAGCTTGTCCGGCACGATCGCCCAGGGCGAGGTTAAGACATCCAACAACTTCACGATGGCACCTCCACGGTTTCATCTTCCGGCTGTTCTTCACGTTCAGGCTCATCGCCGTTCGGCGTCTCGCTGTCGCGTGGTTGGGTGGGTGCCCCGCTCGTCACTGCCAGTCCGGAGGCAGACAGTACACGCTGCTCTTTTTGCTGTTGCCGCACATTCGTTTCCCAATCGCCGCCGGTCAGCTCAGCGGTCTCGCGATCGAGCGTGCTCAGCCGGTGCTGCATCCGCAAGACTGCGGCCTCGACTTCATCTTTTTCATTGATCATCCCCTTCGCGGGACCGATCCACTCTGCACGGCAATAGGCTTCACGGACCAGTGGATCACTCAGAAACCCCGGTGCGGAAATGCGATCATTTGCAATGGCTTCCTCGAGCCATGATTCGTAGACCGGCTGACACAGCGATTCTGCGAGCCACGTCCGGCGGCCAGAAAAGAATTTCCAGGCTTCGAGCAAGGCTGCTCGTGCAGCCGAATAACTGGCCGTAAAATGCTTGACGAGCACTTCATACGGAATTTCAAGGCAGAGCCCAATCTGCCTGACGATGGCCACGACAAACGGATCGAACTGTGAGTTCGGGCGCTGGGGGTTGACCGTACTGACATCTTCACCGGGGCCAAGTCCTACCACGGCACCGTTGCCGAGCTTTATATCAGCATCTGCCGACGAGGCCCCTGTTTCCTCTGTCGGCGACATCGGCGCGAACGCGGCATCGCCATTGTCCGCCTTGACAAAGACGGTCAACATGCCACTGACAACAGCGGCCATCAACTCCGCATCAGTGTAACGGCTGATCTGCTTCAATTCTCGGATGACAGGCGCAAGAAACGGTACGCCTCGGATCTGCCCCGGTCGGATGAGCCGACACAGGTGCAGCACTTGCCGACGCCCTGACGCATCCCCATAGGCACGCACCCGAGTCCACTTCGCCGTGCTTGCCCCGGTGTGCACCTCTCCTGGGTGCGTATCCTGAATGTGGTACGCGATCGGAGCCCCAAATTGATCCCGTTCAACGCCAGCGGCTAACCGTGTCGAATCCTGCGCGTTATGTGGGTTCGTGATGCGATCCGCTTCAATGATCTGTAACGAGAGGCCATACGGGGATGCTGGTTTTTCCTGATAGGGCAACAACACGAACGCATCGCCGCTTTCAAGGGCCGACCGAAAGGCTAATTCCTGGATGCCACCGAATGTCAGCATCCGCATGATGTCGCAATATTTACTCCACAACGCAAACTCTCGCTCGGTCTGCTCCTCCCAGGCGTCTGCCTGCTCGTCAGCGAGGCCGAGATATTTCCGGTCTATCCTGGATTGCAGCTTCAGGCCGGTCCCGACGGTGTTGGTCACCGTCGTATTGATCGCGCCACAGCCGATCGGAGAATTCCGAGAGAGCCACCGAGACCGATCACGGAGCGTTTGGAGGTCCGTCAGGATATCGTAGTCAGGGCTTCCGAGCGCGGTCCGCCATCCGGCCAACGCGCGATCAGAGCGTGAGGTGCCCACATAGCCACCGACCATCGCGCCAAACATGGCGGACTGTAGCCGCGCCTGTAACCGGCTGTTGGCTTTGATAGGATCGAAGTACCGCACCACGCGGTCAATCAGATTCTCTCGCGCCGTGACGGTCTGCTCGCCGACTTTCAGGTGCACGTTCATCCGATGGGGGTGACTCCCTTGACGGTCATACCGCCGCGTGAGAGTGCTTTGGCGCGGTAATCCCATAACTGGATACCTTGCTGGATTTCTGCAAGATTCGCGCGGGTGACCGTGCGCCCGTTGATCGCGTAGGATTGGCCACTGAGCACAGCGGCTTCAGCAGCAAGATAGGCCGCAAGCTGTACTTCTGCCTGTGCGGAGGTAAGGCCAGCCATATTGCAAGTATTTACACATCGACACATAACGGTCAATGCTGCTATCAGCACTCACCATCACTCAACAACACCAATATTTAGGAAATCCCGCTCGAAATAACGCGCCGCCTGGTCGGTATGATCGGCTGGATTGTGCCCGCGCTGAGCCTACACTGCTCATCGTAGGCCTCAACGTCGGCCTTGGGGATACGGTACTGCCTCTGGATGAGGCGCACGTTGGGGAAGAGTCCGCGACTGATCCACTCGTAGACGGTTCGGACTTGTTTGATCCGGAAATACGTGGCCACCTCACTTGGCGTCAGAAGCTCTTGCATTACAGGACCCCCTGTGAGATCACACGCCGTCCCGGTCGAGCCGTGGTAGAGGTGACCGACGGAAGCGCCGGTGCCGGGACTCCGCTGCTCTGGACCTGTGCCGCATCACGCGCTTTAGCCTGCTCCACCTTCCGCACCCATGCGGCCGCCATGCGGTCCAATGTCACACGCCGATGTCTGATCCAAATTTGCATCGTGGCCAAGGCATAGACCTCTAAGTCGAGTGGTTCGTTCCTCGTGTAGACCTTTTCGTAGGAGTACCCGATCTGCACGTGGCTCCGTGGCCGGTATTTCGGTTTCTTCACCTCACTTGCCAAGCCCTTGAAATATTCTTCGTCGTAGCCGTCCCGCTGAGGGAAATGCATGTACCCAGGACCATGCTCAGATATCTTGAGACGGGAAAAGATCGTGTCTTTCAGGGCCACCGTCCCCAGTAAGTAGAGGCGGAAACGGAAATTCCGATGGGCTTTCGGCTGGCGCATCGGCACATCAGGTGCCCCCTGGGCACTGCTGCCCTTGAGCGCAAAGGCTACGCCACGATACTGCTCAATGAATCGATAGGCTTCCTTGGTGTGGTGTCCACCGGTATCCACCCCTACGGCCTCGACATGGATCGATACCCCATCGGCATGGGTGCGTGCAGACTGCAGCCACTCCGTCAACTCGTCCCATACGGATTCTAGCGCGGGAGACCCGTAGAATATATGATACTCAATCCCCCACGACTCCTCACCGACCCCGAATCCTCGGATGCCAGCTTCAAGGCGATCGTCCTGCACATCGACTGAGGCAAACAAGACTACGACCCCACGCGGACACGTCGCTTCGTAGATCTCCCGCCGGTGGTAGAGGCTGTTGTGTTCCACCTTATCCAACCGCTCTTTCCAGGTCTTGGCGAGCATCGTGTTGGTAAAGGTTTTCATCGGCCGCACATCGCCGACCTTCATCTTTTCGTACGCTGCGCTGTATTCTCTGGCTAATCGCGTCCATGGGTAGGCCCAACCATAAGGTTGGTAGAGGAGATTGAGGTGGAACGAGGCGTGCTCATTGACCCGCTCAGGGTAGGTATGGACCCACTGAGCCCGCGAGGAGTCCATCATCCAGGTTTTATGTTGATCCGGTATCAAGTCTCCACAGGCACAGCACTGATACGCCGCGCGTTCAGGGTCCCTCACGCCATCAAACGTATAGATTAAGCGTTCCCACTCCAACGGTTGGAGGTGCTGACAAAACGGACAGGGCACATGATAGCGGCCCTGGCTGCCGATGGTGTATTGCTTCAAGATCCGGCTGGTTTCGTCGGCGGTCGGGGTCGAGAGTTCAAAGATTTTGTAGCGGGGATACGAGGCGGCGCGTTTTTCAATGATGTCGCACGGGTGCCCTTGATCCCCCACGTCCTGCTCGTATTCATCGACTTCATCCAGCACGATCCTCGGCGCACTCGTTGACCGTGCCGCTGCGGAGCTGTTGGACCAGAGGAGATTCAAGAACCCCCCCATGAACTCCTTGCGGAACATCGTGTTCCCGCTATCGCGTGAGCGCGCTTCCTTGACCTTGCCACGCAAGGCGGGTGTGGCATTGATCATTGGATCCAGTTTTTCCTTTGTCAACCGCTTGACCATATCGATGATCGGCTCATAGAACAGCATGGCGCTCGGCGAACAGGCCATGGTGTAACCTACCCAGTTGACGGCGATCTGTGTCCCGCCGATCTGCACCGGTTTGATAAATGAGACTTTCTTACAGGGATGTCGAGGGGAGAGACATTCCATAATCTCTTTCAGAAATGGCGTGCGACTCGTCCGCCAGGGCCCGCTTTCCGACGCGAACGAGGGCAGGCGCACACATTCGTCCGACCACTCAGCGACCGTCTTGGATGGATCAGGCCGGAGCCCCGCAAAGAATACCGCGCGCAAGTCAGACGGTGCAGCGTAGGTAGCGTCCATTAGCCTGGGGACCGCTCACAGCCAGTATCAATCGGCTGCACGTGACACTTCTCGATGGTGAGGGCGCCGCACCGCTGACAAGTCCGTAGCCGCTCCACGGTCTGCTCGTCGCAATGTGCATAACTAATGACCCAGCGATGTTGACAGTCCATCGTTAAATTAGACGGCACAACCCGCTCAGTATCATTCATCATGTTCGTCTCCCGTTCTGGCCTTCACGATGTGGCCCTTTCAGCAATCCCCTCGAGGGCCTTACAGATCTCCATGTGCAACATGTCATATATCTTCCGCTGATCCGTCTCCGCTGCTACGACGCCGGCCACCCGTGCCGGAATGTTCAGCATGTTGTCCCGAACCAACCGCGCCAAGCCGAACCATTCTTTTTCGACGCCTTCTTTTTCCACCAACGTGCCGATGCGCTCTAAATATTCAATCTCGGTGAGCTTGGCTTTGAACGCTTCCTTTTTCGCCTGGGAATCCAGGAAGGTGGGCGTGACATCCGTGGACTCACTCGGCTGCGGATCTTCACCCGCTAATCCCGGAATCGGTTTCGTGTGCTGTGACCGGTGAAGATGGCGGGAGTTCTGACGCAAGCGATCGACCACCTCGTGGTCAAATGGTTTCAGGTAGTCAATGTTGAGCCGTTTCAATTGGCGCGCCGCCGCTTCACTCGAAATGCGAGCGTGCCGGGCATAGGCTGCAAGGTATCCAAGTTTCGTGCCACTCATACCTTTGAAACGAACCCTGGCACTAGCGTTTATTCGCGCGCCTGACC